GGTTCAACAGTCCAACGCAACGCGGGTCAGACGTATTGTCTTAGCGTCACCAATAGTGCCCATGCAAGCACTTTGATTGATGATCAGACAAACGATCAGATCAACTACTGCTCATTCCTAAACACGGGCGCATCGCCCATTGCGGTGAAATTTGCGAATTATTCGCCATGCCCCGCCGCAACGTTTCCGAGTGATGGAACACCGGGGGATTATGTTTTGCCTGCGGGCATGACCTCTCCCCTTATCTTGGCAACCCCAACAACGCCCTTTTACATGACGGCAATTAGTAATAGTGGCACGGCGGGTTTGCTATATGTAACGGCCGTTGGCGATCAAAGCTAACATGGTTGGCCCTAACAAAACTGTTGACCAAAACCTACTGCCCGTTCAGGCGTATTTTGCGGTCGATGGCACGTTTCAGACTTTCATCGGTCAGGGCCAACCTTTCACGGCCACAATAAGCCCTATCCAAAGTGGGCTAACAATCACCAATAGCACCCTAGATTCAAGCCCTATTGGGGCTACAACGCCATCTACGGGGGCTTTTACAAGCATATCCACAACAACGGGCACGATCACCACATCGCCCGCTAATTCAACGGATATTGCTAATAAATATTATGTCGATATGGTTGCCCAAGGGCTTGGCCCAAAGGCGGCGTGTCAAGTGGGAACAACCACAAACATTACGCTATTGGGTCTACAAACCATTGATGGATACACCACATTGGCGGGTGATCGGGTTTTAGTCAAGAATCAATCTACATCATCACAAAACGGCATCTATATCGCGTCATCAACGGCTTGGGCACGGGCGGTTGATATGGATGTGTGGGCGGAGGTTTCGGGCGCTTACACAGTGCTTTTAAACGGCGGACAGGCCGACACGGGATGGGTTTGCACGGCATCACAAACGGGCACAATCGGTGTCACGGCCATGCCTTGGGTGCAATTTAGCGGATCGGCAACGTATTACGCGGGCACGGGGCTAACGCTATCATCCAATACATTTAGCATCACCAACACGGGTGTCACGGCCGCAAGCTATGGATCGGCAAGCCAAACAGTCACTTTTGTGATCAACGCCCAAGGCCAAATCACTAGCGCAACATCACAGAATATTGCTATTGCCGCATCACAAATCACAAGTGGCACGATTTCATCTAGCCTAATTAGCGGGTCTTATACGGGAATAACGGGTGTTGGCACGCTAACGGCGGGCACTTGGAATGCAAGCACCATAGCGGTGGCCTATGGGGGCACGGGGGCAACAACGCTAACGGGGTATGTTTACGGAAACGGCACGGGCGCTATGACGGCGGCCACAACGATCCCCACAACCGCGCTAAGTGGCACGATCACCAACGCACAATTGGCCAATTCCACAATTTCGGGCGTGGCTTTGGGTGGAAATCTATTTGCTTTAACGATTGGATCAAATCTAAGCGGCACAAACTATAACGGATCAAGTGCGGTGACGATCACCAATACCGCGCCTATGGTTTATCCCGCATCGGGAATACCCAATTCAACGGGATCGGCGTGGGGATCATCTTATTCAACAAGTGGATCGGGATCGGTTTTAGCATTGGCAACGGGCGCAAGCCTAGCAAATCCAACGGTTTCTAATTACGCCACTTTAACGCCCCAATCATCTTTGCCTAGCTACGCACAGGGCGAATTGTTTTATGACCAAGCGCAAGATGCCTTGGCTTATTACAACGGCGTAACTAATAATGAATTGCACATTGGGCAAGAAATTCAATTAAAGGTTTACAACAACACGGGATCAACAATCAATGTTGGCCAACCCGTTTACATCACTAGCACATCTAGCGGATTTATTTATCCTTGCGTGGCTTTGGCCATTGCCAATAGCCTAACCACGGCCAACGTGATTGGATTGGCAAATCAGGCTATTCCAACGGGCACGGCGGGCTATGTGACCACTATTGGGGTTGTATCGGGTGTTAACACGGGCACTTATACAGTTGGTGACACACTTTATTTATCGCCTTATTCGGCGGGCTATTATCAAAACACCATACCGCCAACGGGCTATGCGGTCAAGATCGGCACAGTTTCCTATGTAAACTCTAGCGGTCAAATCTACGTCAACAAAAGCAATTTGTCGGTTCAAGCGGGCAACATTGTTGGCCAAGTGGCTATAACGAATGGCGGCACAAACGGCACGGCAACACCCACGGCGGGCGCGGTTGCTTACGGAACGGGCACGGCTTATGGATTCACGGCGGCGGGCACAAGTGGCCAAGTCTTACAATCCAACGGATCAAGTGCGCCTAGTTGGGTATCACCAACGGCCTACGCAACAGTCACCGATGACACCACAACAAACGGCACGCGATACCCGTTATTTGCCAATCAGACGGCGGGAAACTTAACAACCGAATACACAAGTAGCACCAAGCTACAATTTAACCCTAGCACGGGCGTATTTACGGCCACACAATTTAGCGGATCGGGTGCGGGGCTAACATCTATTCCCAATTCGGCACTTAACAATTCTAGTGTGATAGTTGGGACAACGGCTATTTCGTTGGGATCATCGGCCACAACGATTGCGGGGCTTGTATCGGTTACTAGCACCACATTTGTGGGCGCTTTAACGGGAAATGCAAGTAGCGCAACAACGGCAACCACGGCCACAAATGCAACGAATATTGCGATCACGGATAACACAAGCACCAACGCAACGTATTATCCCGTGTTTGTATCAAATTCAAGCGGAAATAATCCCGCCACAACATCATCAACAAAGTTAAAATATAACCCATCCACGGGTGCGTTGTATGTTTCCGCAATTTATATTGCGCCATAAGGGGAAATCATGGGAAATTTAGTCTTTCAAGCGGCATCAGGCGGTCAAGTGGCCGTTAGTGGCCCAAACACCGCATCTAGCTTTACGATTGCCGTTCCCGCCGTATCGGGCACTTTTGTCACAACGGGTGATACGGGCACTGTAACAACAACCATGTTGGCAAGCACCACAGGATCGGGTGCGGTTGTATTGGCCACAAGCCCCACATTGGTGACACCGACATTAGGTACACCATCTAGCGTTACATTGACAAACGCAACAGGATTGCCAATATCAACAGGATTAAGTGGCTTAACAACGAATGGCGTGGCATACGCTACAAGTACAAGTGCTTTGGCTACTGGGTCTGCATTTGTTTTTGATGGTACTAACTTGGGTGTTGGTGGCGCAGCATTGTCGTTGCCCGCTGGCTACACAGTTTCTCAAGTTTCAGGCACTTCTGGTGCAGGGTTGTTTCGAGCCACATCAACTAGTGTTGATATTCGTTTTCAAGCTGACCAAGTTGGCAGTGTTGGACTTATTAACGTTGCTTCAAACCACCCTCTAGCTTTTAACGTTAACGCCACAGAACAAATGCGCCTGACCAGCACAGGTTTGGGTATTGGGACGAGTTCGCCTTCGTACAAGCTGCAAGTGCAAAAAGCTGCTGACGGTGGGCTTGCTTATTTCCGAAATACAAGCGGCAGCAATCAGCCTGCGCTATACATCAAAACAAACGATTCAAGCAACGTAGTTGGATTTGATACTGATTACGCGCTGTCTACTTCACCCGCCATTAACTTTTCAACTGGTGGCACAGAACGGATGCGTATAGACTCTAGTGGTAACTTGTTAGTGGGGACTACAAGTACGGTAGGAAGTGCACGTCAAACAACATCTTTTCTAAGTTCATCAGGTGGAACTGGAATTAGTTTGATTGATTCTCAAGCTAATAATACGGCTAGTTTTGCTGCTTTTTACAGTAACACAACAAAAATTGGCTCCATTACAAATAATGGAAATTCTGCCGTCCTCTACAACATCACATCTGACCAACGATTAAAAGAAAACATTGTTGATGCGCCACAAGGAAACATTGATGGCATCAAAGTGCGTTCATTTGATTGGATAGCAGACAATAGTCATCAAGAATACGGCATGATTGCACAAGAGTTAATTGAAGTTGCGCCATATGCGGTAATGAAACCAAAAGACCCTGATGAAATGATGCAAGTCGATTATTCTAAACTTGTCCCAATGATGATTAAAGAAATTCAATCCCTTAAACAACGTATCGCAACCTTGGAAAGTAAATAATGGCAAACACTTATGTATGGACAATTTCTGCGCTAGACGCATATCCAACAACACCACAACCTGATTGCGTGTTCTGCGCCCATTGGCAATGCGTGGCAACATCAGACCAAACAAACAATGGTGTCCCCTATACCGCAAGGATTTATAGCACTTGCAACATTGTTTACAACCCTAATGAACAATACATACCCTATGCCAATTTGACACAAGCAGAGGTATTAAGTTGGATTTATGAAAATGGCGTTGACCAAACGGCAACACAGACCGCATTGGATGGCATGATTAACGCACAGATCAATCCTACTGTGGTTTCGCCTAAATTGCCTTGGGTTGCATAATGGATTGGAAAATCTTAGAGGTTGAGCATAATGATGGGCAAATCACATCGGCCAAATACTATGTTTCCAACGGCAAAGTAGACACCGAGGGGAATTGGTATTTCACCGAAAAGGGTGATATTCCTTATGATCAAGTGACGGAACAAAACGTGATTGATTGGATCAAATCGGCATCTATGCTTGATGGAAAGAACATAATAGAATCACGGCTAGAGGAACAATCCAACCAACCCGTGAAAGCCGTTCCTCCTTGGCTTCCACAAACCTTTAAACCTAAGCTATGAAACTAGAACTTTCAATCCCACAAGTAAACACGATTTTTGTTGCATTGCAACGTAATCAAGAATTAATTGCACAGACGATGGAAGAAATCCAACGCCAAGGCAATGAGCAACAACCCAAACCCGCCGATGATGGTCACGTTGTAGTGCCCGCATAAGAGGAGAAACCATGACCGCGCCAATAGATATTATTAGCTCCGCTTTAAAGGATATTGGCGCATTGGCGGCCGGTGAAACGCCCGATGCGGCATCCGCACAAGACGCGTTTGTGATGATGAATCGAATGATCGATCAATGGTCAAACGAACAAATGATGGTTTATTACAAAACCGAGGTCATTTTTCCGATCACACCCGGCCAAACCCAATACACCATCGGCCCCGGTGGTGAAATTGGCGCTACTTTTACCGGATCGATTACTAATAACGTGTTAACGGTTACCGCAATCACAAGCGGTGCAATAGCCCTTGGGATGACACTAAGCGGAACCGGAATTACCACGGGCACCAAGATCAATGGCTTTGCAACCGGTGCGGGCGGGAATGTTAACGAATTAGGCACCTATTTGCTTAACATTAGCCAAAATGTTTCAAGCACCACAATCAATGCTTTCTATCAACGCCCACTAAGCATTAATTCATCATTCGTTAGAATCAACACCAATTCCAATGGCGTGCCCATTATCAACGGCGGATTGGATTACCCCGTGGCCGTGTTGAATCTAGAAAACTACAACATGATTGGGCTTAAGACGCTAAACGGCCCTTGGCCAAAGGCGGTTTATTACCAACCAAGTGATCCATTGGGAAACATCTTTGTATGGCCAAACCCATCGCAAGGCGAAATGCACTTATTTTGCGATACTTTATTTAGCAATTATGTGACGATTAATGATCCGATCATATTGCCCCAAGGCTATGAAATGGCGTTGGAATGGTGCCTAGCGGAAAGATTAATGCCCGCATATGGAAAGGCAAGCGCAACGCAAATACAGATGATTAATGCCTTTGCCGCACAGGGGAAAAGCACAATCAAGCGCACCAACATGAAACCCGTGCAAAATTCCGCCTATCAAGACGCGATCTTGACATCACGCCAACGCGATGCGGGCTGGATTTTGAGCGGAGGCTTCTTTAGATAGGACTAGAAAATGCCGGACTTTGGTTTTGTTGGGGCAAGCTACACCGCACCTAGCATCTATCAGGATGCGCAGGAGTGTATTAATTTCTATCCGGAAATCGATCCCACTAAACAACCGGGTGACAGGGGAGTTGTTGCGCTATACCCAACGCCGGGGCTAACCACGCAATTGGTGTTGCCCGCCGGTGCCGAAATCCGTGGCCTTAGAACACTTAGCGGCGGATCACAGGCTATTGCGGTTTGTGGTGCCTATGTGTATCTTTTATCTAGCAATCTAACGCCCACGATTGTGGGAATCTTAAATAGCGCAAGCGGCCGTGTGGGGCTTGTTGATAATGGCTTGTATGCCTACATCGTTGATGGGTCTTATCGCTATTCATGGCGGATTTCAACGCCTACAACGGCCATTTTTACCGGATCGATATCGGGAACAACGCTAACGGTTTCTAATATTCAAAGCGGCACCATAGCGATTGGGCAAGTGCTATTCGGTGTTGGCGTGTCACAAGAAACGGTGATCACGGGCGGATCGGGCACAACGTGGACATTAAACATATCGCAAACGGTTGCATCCACATTGATGAATTCGTTAAATACGGCTAGTTTTACCGGATCAACCGCATCGGGATCAACCAATAGCACATTGTTAACCACATCAACATTGTATTTGGGGCAAACCATTCAAGGCACTAGCGTGCCGGTGGATTCGGTGGTTATCGCCATCAACACGCCTAGCGGTGGATACAATTCCTACACCCTAAGTAGCAACACCACGGTTGGATCGGAAACCATGTATGCGCTAGATTTCACGGTGTTGCCTAGCACCGATGGGGCATTTAGCGGCGGCACCACGGTGGATGTGATTGATAACTATTTTGTTTATTCACGCCCATCTAGCCAACAATTTGGCGCATCGGATGCGCTAAGCCCCATATCGCAACAATTATCTTTTGCATCCAAGGATGGCGCACCGGATCAATTGGTTGCGTTGATTGTGGATCATCGGGAGGTTTACTTAATGGGCGAAGCGAGCTCGGAGGTGTGGGTGGATGCGGGATTGTTCCCATTTCCATTCCAACGCATACCGGGCACTAGCACCCAACACGGAATTGTTGCCCAAAATAGTGTTTCACGCCTAGCCAATAGCTTTGCCTATGTAAGCCGAAATCTACGCGGCCAAGGCCAAATCATGCAAATGAATGGCTATATTCCGCAAAGAATAAGCACGCACGCGGTGGAAAACACGTTGGTGAATCAGTATATTGAGGATGCGGTTGCGTGGACTTATCAATTGGAAGGCCATGAGGTTTATGTTGTTTCGTTTCCTACAATTAACATCACTTGGGCTTTCGATTCCACAACGGGGCTATGGTATAAATGGCTTTATTACACCGGATCACAATACACGCGGCACCGTGGAAATTGTTCGTGTGTATTCCAAAATATGGTGTTGGTGGGTGATTACGCCAACGGAAAGATATATGAGTTGGACAACACCAACTACACGGATGATGGAAATAACATTAGGCGGCTAAGACGCGCACCGCATTTGGTTTCGGATTTACAACGGCAGTATTTCGAGGAATTTCAGATTCAATTTCAACCCGGTGTGGGAACAACGGGCCTTAGCCAAAATCAATTTCTTTATATACAATCACCTTATTACATTGCGCCAACGGCCACGCTAACGATTCCGGCCACACAAACCGTTGTTTTGGGCACGCAAAGCGCAATTAGCCAACAGACAACAACCACTAACCCGCAAGCTATGTTGCGTTGGTCAGATGATGGCGGTTCAACATGGTCTAAGGAACATTGGGTCGGCATCGGCCAAACCGGAAAGTATCAAAACCGCGCAATTTGGCGGCGATTGGGCCAAGCGCGTGATCGGGTGTTTGAGGTGGTGGTTAGCGATCCGGTCAAAGCCGTTATTGTTTCCGCTAATTTAAAGGCAAGTGGGGGTGAAAATTGACAATTACCACTAACACATCACAATTACAACCTTATCCACAAAGTGAATTTTTGGATAAAGCATCGAATCGGCCTACACGGGCATGGCAACAATTCTTTTTGAATTTGTTGAACTTTACCCCTAGCACCACGGCAACCACGGGATCGGGCACATTGCCCGCGCATCCGGTTGGTTTCATAAATATCACGGTAAACGGGCAACATTTTAAAGTGCCGTATTACAATGTATAAATGGGGGAATAATGACAACAACCGCAATAAATAACGCCGTGCAAGATGCTATGGCCGGATTACCGGCGGGCACAAGCGATTTTATTAACGCTAATATTGGCACGCCCCAAGGCCAACAGGCTATTTTGCAAGCGGCCGCATCGATTGGAATTACAGACCCCGCGCAAATTGCAAGCATTGTTAGTGCCGCAACGGGGATGAATATTACGCCCCAACAAGTGCAAGCGGTGGCGCAACCCGCACCTATGCAAAGAATTGCAACACAACCACAGGCTACACCAACACCCGCACCAACACCAACCGATATGGGCACATCACTTTCTAGCATGGCCGCACCGCAATTTGTGGGATCGGCCGCACCGGGCGCGGTTGGCACAAGCTATGGCCAAGCATCAAGCGATATGATTAGTGCGGCGCAACAAGCGAATCCGGAATTATCACAAGCATTGATAAGCGGAAATGCGGCGGTTAACTTTGATGCGGATACCGGCACTTATAACTTAATCAACAAGACAACGGGCGCACCAATCGCCGGAAATTATCAAGTGCAAGTAGGGCCAAACGGCACCGGAATCAACATTCCTAGCGGGAATGGGATGATTCAAGTCACCGCACAAACCGATCAAAGTGGCACGATTGCGCCGGTTACCGCCGCCAATGTGCAAAACGTTGGCGTAAATGCTGGTGCGGGCGGATTTGCCGGTGGCACGGGCGCATTAACATCGGCCGCGGTGCCCGCTTTGGCGGTTGCATTCCCCGCTTTAGTGCCCTATATCGCCGCTTATAACGCCGCCGATGCGGCAAGCAAAGGCCAATATGGTGCGGCATTGATTAGTGCGGCCGTGTCTTACGCGGGATTTAATCCCGATTCGCCATTGGTGCAATCCGTTAAAAGTGGCTTGGGAATCAATCCCAATGCGCCCGCGGATAATCCAACTGATACAACCCCAACAAATACAACCCCAACCGATACAACAGCACCTGCAAGTCCTACAAATCCAAAATTCGGCAATGGATTAGGTAATCTTGATGATGTTTTACCACCAACAGGATCAACCCCGGGCACTCCAAATACAACTCCAACAGGCGGCACATTATTAGGCGATTTGGCAAACGCCCAACAATTGCCCGAATCGGTTTTAAATCCAAACTTTATCAACACTCCCCAACCGGGCGATCTAACCAATCTATCATCATTGGGCACCGGCACGGCATCTTTGCCATCAACAACAACACCCGTGCCTTTCACCAACATGGTTGGTGTTTCTCCCACATCAACATCGGTGACATCAACCGCGCCAACAACGCCAAATGCTACAAGTCCAATTGTTAATAATACGGGCTTACCAAATAGCACGCCAGTTAACACAACAACTGGGTATACGCCATCAACACCAATTGTGCCCGCGGCCGCCGCCGCCGCCGCCGCCACACCATCGGCAACTCCACCATCTACACCAACACCAGCACCAACAACAACTACCACGCCTACCGCACCATTATTAACTGCCGCACAAATAGCGGCGGGTGCAACAATAGGCGGAACATTGCTTGCAAATAATATTGTCAATTCGGGAAATACAAGCGCCGCCGCAACACAAGCCGCCGCGGGTCAAAATGCCTTAAATACTATTGGCGGGTTTTATAGCCAATATGCGGCCGCCCAACAACCATTCCAAAATTTAGGAACACCGGCGGCGCAAGCAATTACGAATAATTTGCCTTATTTACAGAATCAATTTAATAACCAAGATTTAACCGCACAATTAGCCCCTAATTACGCATTCCAATTACAACAAGGCCAAAGCCAAGCACGAAACGCGGCCAATGTTGGCGGTGGATTGTTAAGCGGAAATACATTGCAAGGGCTAAATACTTACACACAAAATTACGCACAAGGCGCGTATCAAAATGCGTTTAACAACTATCAAACACAACGCAACAATATTTATAGCAATTTGGCGGGCGTAGCCGGAATTGGTCAAACATCATTGAATCAACTAGGTTCCGTTGGTGCAAATTTGGCAAATACATACGGAAACGTTACAACAGGATTGGCCGCATCACAAGCCGGAGTGCAAGTTGCTAACGCACAAAACCAAGCTAATACATTGCAAACCATAGCTAAAACTGCACCCTTGCTTTTGACTTAAGGAAAAGATCATGCCGGTTTTTACTAATTATGGAACAACGCCATCAACATCGTTAAGCGATATTCTTGGGCCAATGCAACAATTACAACAATATAAGCAAGCGCAACAATTAAACCCGTTGCAATTGGAAAAAGCACGCTTGGAATTAGAAAGACAACAAGCAACGCAAGAATCAGAGATTGAAAGAAGCAAATCGCTATCTAGGGAACAACGCGGGAAAGAACAACCCAATATTACCGTTGCGGAACAAGCGGCGCGGAAAGCGGAAATTGAGGCCCGCAAGGCACAATATGATTTAACCGGCACCCAAGCCGAACATATGAATGACGAATTGGGTGCCTTGATCCCCAACAAAGATATTCAAAACATCAATCCAAAAGACCCAAAATCGGTCAAAGCCGCTAAAGATGCGGTGATTGCGGCACAAGAAAGATTGGTTGGCCGTGGGATTGATAAGGCATCGGTTGAGGCGCATTTACGACCAATTTATACTTTGATTGATGAAAAGCCGGAGGCGTTGGGGCAAGCATTAACTAACATTGTGCAACGTGGCCAAAACACACAACAATTTGCACAAGCTAATTTGGCACCAACCGTAATTAGCCAAGGCACCAAACAAACAATACAACCAACATCATTGTTTCAACCTAATCGGCCGGCGCAATCGTTGGAAACTAATCCCGCGCCGGGATCGTTTGTTGAGGTTAACAATATCAAATATCAAGTTGGCGAAAACGGTGTATTAACACCGGTAAAAATTGCCACATCTACAACGCCCCCGCCGGCCGCCGATGTGGCTAATCCCAAAGGTGGCCCATTGCCCGCGGATATGATGTTGCCATCAGGTGGAAATGGAATCCCAACAGGTTTACCAAATACATCAGCTATAAAACCCAATATGCAAGATATGCCAAAAATTGCATTGGATATGCCAATTGCGGCCGGTGGAATTCCGCAATTAAACACGCAACAACAAGCGCGATATGAGGCGGGAATGGCTAGAAAAGATGCGTCTATTGCGGCCGAT